GCGGGTCATCTAAACCTTAGATGCACATGGAGTTTGTTTCATCCAATAAAATCATTGGAAGACCTCTCCCCTGAGGACTAATCTTCATCCCGTTTTAACGCAAACGACGCGGGTTATAACGTTTTCCTTCGAACTAGTGAACAAGCTCAATACTCAAAGACGACCCAATTATTTCAAACTGAGTGTCAAATCCCGTTTGAGAAACCTTAACATGTAAATCTTGCCCAGATTTCAAAAATACAATTGCCTCCTGGGACAAGAAATCATTTTGGTATATTCCACCAGTATATTGAAACCGTGAATAAATAGGCCCTGTAGCATCATTGGTAGCCGTTCCGGTGGTATTTATCTGTATATCCCAGAATGGATTTCCATTGGTCGAGTTAATCATAGACGCATTAATCATAACGCGCACTCGAACCGTAACGTTACACAATGCCACAAAAACACCTGCATCATAACTAAATGCTTTTTGCAGATTACCATATAATGTTGCCCAGTTGACATCCACTGCTACTCCTCCATCCGGAATAGATTGCGGGGAACCCGCTGAGCGTGTACCAAACAAGATACTATTATCCACAAGAAATCCACTTGGTGGTTGTGAGGGCACCATAAATTCACAAACATATTTCCTACAATAAATACTTCCAACTCTTATTTTAAGTGATAGTTTCTCCTTTTTCACAACCAGATTTTAGCTGGACCTAATATGGAATTAGGGAAATGGAAGATGTTTGAACAGTAGGAGTAGCACCCGCTGTTACCATCACCTCTGCATAAACAAAATCACCAATGTCTAACTCTACTATTCCACTAGTAGTTAAACAATGGTAATGCGCACCGGTATCAACCGGAGGCGAAACCTTTTGTATTATATCAGAATACTGTCCTCCATTACATCTAATACTTAGAGTGGCCACAAAAGCTGCAGCAGCCGTTGTCCCAGCAACAGTTACATCACATGACACTAACCATTTACTTTTCGCAGTTGCTGTCCAACCTGTTGCTGCAAATTCCAAACCAACAGAATCTCCAAACATGGTATTTACACTATACACAATTCCAGAAGGCGTTCCGGAAACCAGATTTTGGACAACATTGTCATTTGTGGCAAACACTCCTTCAAATGTTTTCCCGAATGTGTTTGTTTCTGGTTGAGAGGGCACCTCAAACTCACATTCATATTCCACGAACAACGCACCACAACCAGTGACTATATCGCCAGCTGTAGCAACGCGCATAATTCCAGAATCATACAAATCACGGTCATACATCAATGTATCGGACACTTTCTTCCGTGGGCCTTGACTGTACATCATTTTGGGGTCAAGTTGACATTCAATATCTTTCCACAACGAATCTTGAATTGAATCTTGAGTATTCATCAATTCCTTTTCATCAGTTGCGTCGGGATCTCGATTATCATAGTCAGGCGACAAAACTACTATGCCACTCTTGGAAGTGGCACACCTCGTCACATAAACAAACTTCAATTTACGAAATCGATAAAACTCCCACTGTTTTGCCTGAACAGACAAATATGGGAACAAGTTTGGATTTGCGGGGTTGATTCTAAAATTGATTGCTGTTAAAGCAGCCTGAGAATCAATTGTTTTGACTTCTTCTCTAGCTTTCACAACAGTTCGTTGTGGTCGACTAGGATGAAATCGCATGGCTCTTGACATTGCTGTTGGGGCAGCTGTAAGCTGTCCATCTGCGTTGTTATTTCTTGCACGACGACGGGTACGTCGCTTTGCGGCTTTACCCGAAGGCCCTGATTCTTTCCGCACGTCTTTGACGATTTTAGCGGCGACTGCGCGGGCAAGCGCTTTGTCCTTTCTCTTGATTGCTTTATTCGACGACATTTTCTTCTATACATCTTCTTATAAACAATCGGCTGGAAGCCCAAACTGTTCGGCCAGCCGGTTGATCAACTGTTTCTGCGCATCTACACGAACGATTCGCTTCAGTTGATCCCAATGTTCCATGTCTGGATTATGAACAAATCGGTACACTGTTTTAGCTAAATTTAAGTACTCTATTTGACCACTCTCAACACGATGTGAACAGAATTCAAATCCATCCTTTGCATCATGAAATGTCATAATCTTCCCTATTTTAGCATATAACTCTTCCAGTTCTTGCACTGAGGCTTCATTATCCTCGACACAGTCATCCCCCATCACAAAATTTTGCTGAACTCGGATTATATCGCGAACAACCATTATCGCTACAATCCACGCAGTGAAGGAACGCACATCCGAATTCCCGGATCCTGTACAAAACCGGCCACTATTCATAAGTGCCTTTACTTCTTGTATTATCCACGTCCCATCACTGAGGGTGAATACGCTCCACTTATGGACGTTCATATAATTACGAACAATCCTCTCAAAATACTCATTAAATTGAGTTGCGTAACACCTAATTTCAGTCAAAATGTCATGATCCACATTGTCAAACGTCAAGTCCCACGACGTTGCATCAGAATCCTT